CATCTACGAGGAGACTGACACGTCGCTCCTCGGCGCCGCGCTCCCAGAGGCGATGCGCGACTCGCAGATGACTGTGGCCAACGCCGCCCGCATGATGGTTGACAACGCCAGCGCGGTGTGCGGCCCGAACCTCGAGATCAACATGGATGCGCTGGACCCGGACACGGATCCGACCATCCACGCGTTCAAGACCTGGCAGCGGAACAACGACGACATCCCGGCGAACATCCCGGCGGTGCGCAATATCTCCTTTGACAGCCACATCCCGGAGCTGCTTCAGGTGATCGAGAAATTCACCCAGTTCTCGGAGATGGAGACCATGATGCCGCCGAGCGCGCTCGGCCAGGTGGAGCAGGGCAGTGAGGCCTACCGGACCACGACCGGCGCCAACGCGCTGCTGAGTCTGAGTTCGCTGCCAATCCGCGACACCGTCCGCAACTTCGACAAGTTCACGAAGTCGCTAGTTGGATCGCTGTACGAGTACAACATGGAGTTCGGGCCGGAGGGCGACAAGGGCGACTTCCAGGTCATCGTGCGCGGGGCGACCAGCCTCATCGCGCGGCAGATGCGCCAGAATTCGCTGGACTGGCTGAGCCAGGGCCTGGCCCCGGACGAGCGGGTCTACATCAAGAAGCGCAAGCTGGTCGAGGAGAAACTCCGCGTTCGGGACCTCGACCCGGCCGAGTACATGGAAGACCAGAAGACCGTCGACGCCATGCTGGCGCAGGAGCAGGAGAAGGCCACCGAGGCTGCGCGGCTCCAGAACCAGCAGCTCGAGGCGGACATCAAGGCGACCATGAGCAAGTCGTTCAAGGACGTGGCGACCGCAGGGAAGATGAACAACGAGGCGAACGTAGCCACCTTCCAGGCGATCATTGACGCACTACAGGGGGTGTTGGATGACAAGGGCACGGAGCCTGCAAAGGCGGCTGGATCGAAACAGGGAGGCTGAGCTTAAGGATCTGCTGCACGTACAGCAGCTCCAGGCAGAGGCTGCCGCGTGGCTCGAGCTTCTCGAGATCCGCGCAGAGAAAGCGCTGAGGCACATGGCCTCGGCGGAGGCACCAGACGTGTACCGCCACCAGGGCGCGTACAATGAACTGGTCGGGCTGATCGACGCCGTCAAGGCGGGGAAAACCATCAAACTTGGGGGAGACGTAAATGGCGACAGATAACGCAGACGATTTCGCGGCAGCGTTCGAGGAGGCCGCGGTCGCGGCGGACAAGGACCCGGTCCCATCACCTGGCAGCGACGCACCGGTCGCACAGGAGAAGGACGAGCCGGCGGAGAAGAAGGACGAACCGGCGGAGAAGAAGGACGAGCCCGCGGAAGGGACGGACGAGCCGGCCGAAGAGACGGACGAGCCGGCAGACGCCGACGCCGAGAAGAAGGCCGCGGAGGAGAAGAAGGCCGCTGACGCCGAGGCAAAGCGCGTCGCCGAGATCAAGGAGCGCGCGAAGGCCGAAGCCCGCGCTAAGCTGGAGGCCGAGCAGGAGCTGGCCGCCCAGAAGGCCGCCGAGGCTGAGGCCGCCAAGCAGGCCGCCGCCACCGTCGCGTTCCCCGAGCTGGAGCTCACCCCCGCCGAGAAAGACGCGATCGAGAAGCTCGAGAAGGACTGGCCAGAAGCCAAGCAGGCTATGGACGTGATCCTGAAGCACCGCGAGCACGGGATGAAGAAGCTGATCACGACCACGCTTCAACAGGTCCTGGAGCATGTCTATAAGGACATCGGCGTCCTGCGCAACAGCGCCGTGCAGACTGAGGAGCAGCGCCACTTCGCCGCTCTGGAGAAGGCCCACGCCGACCTGGACGACATCCTGCCGCCCGGAAAGGAAGACTCCGGCCCGCTGAAAGCCTGGATCGACCAACAGCCGAGCCTCTACAAAGGCCGTTTGGAACAGGTATACAATGAGGGAACAACGGCTGAGATGATCGAGCTTATCTCGACCTTCAAGCAGGCGACCGGTAAGGGAGCCAAGGAAGCCGACAAGGAGTCCGCAGCCGAGGCCGAGAAGGCGAAGAAGGCCGCGGCAATGTCAGCCGTGCCGTCGAAGCGCACGGTCGTGCGCACCGCGCAGCCGGACCCAAACAACTTCGATGCCGCGTTTGACGAAGCCACGGCCAACGAGAAAGTTCGATAACCACCCAGGAGATTTAACAAATGACCATCAGTGTAGCAGCCTCCCAGATCAGCGATCCGGTCGTCAAGGACATCCTGCGCGCCGTCGCGCGTGACCTCGACACGATCCTGGACTCGGTTGGCGGTGCCGTCACCGACGTCGACAGCCTCGTGACCGAAGCCAACCGTGTGGAAGACCGCTCGAAAGCGGTGATCTTCAACACCGGCGGCCTGGCCATCGGCGTTGGCAGCAAGGCGAAAGTGCTGCTCGCCAACACGATCTATGCGATCGCTGGCGGCGCGCTGCTCAGCAAGACGACCGCGGAAGTGACGCTGTCCGGAACGGTCACGGCCGACATGTTCAACGTCTACCAAGTCTTCGTCGACGCCGCCGGTGCTCTCACCGCCGCGATGGGTACGGAGGCCGCGACCCTGGCCGCCGTGGTGTTCCCGTCGCAGCCGGCCGATAAGGCGAGCGTTGGCTTCGTGATCGTGAACCCGACCGGCACCGGCAACTTCGTCGGCGGGACCACCGAGCTGGATGACGCCACCGTCGTGCCCAACGCAGTCTACGTCAACACCGTCGGCGTGTTCAACCCGAAGGCGACCGCGGTCACCGCAGTCACCGGCGCGGCGTTCACGTCGGTTGAAGTGACCGAGAAATAACCGTCCCGTAGTCGGACAGGTCAACACCCCCACAAACCAAGGAGTTACATCAAATGACCATGCAAGTCTACGGCGACATCTCCCCCCGCACCGCCGCGCACGCCGTCGTGCAAATGCTGCGCCGGGGCCTGCCGCACCTCGTCATCGAGAAGTTCGGCCAGGTGTACGTTATGCCCACCAAAGCGACCAAAGTCGCCAAGTTCCGTCGCTACAACGCGCTGGACCTGAACACGACCCCCCTGGTCGAGGGCGTGACCCCGTCGGGCAAGAAGCTGACCGTCACGGACGTGACCGCCACCCTGGAGCAGTACGGCGACTACGTGCCCTTCTCCGACGTGATCGAAGACACGCACGAAGATCCCTATCTGCAGCAGCTGACCCAGGTCCTGGGCGAGCAAGCCGCGCAGTCGATCGAGACGATGCGCTACGGCGTCCTGAAGGCCGGCACCAACCGGTACTTCTCCGCCGGCAGCTCGCGCGTTGACGTGGACGAGCCGATCAGCCTCTCCCTCCAGCGGAAGGCCACCCGTGCCCTGAAGCGCCAGAACGCGACGATGCACACCAGCGTCGTGGCGTCGACCGCCAGCTTCAACATCCAGCCCATCGAAGCGGCGTTCATCGGCCTGACTCACGTCGACGTCGAGAACGACATCCGCAACATGAGCGGCTACATCAACCCGAAGAACTACGGCACCAGCACCCCGTGGGAAAACGAGATCGGCTCGGTGGAAGACGTGCGCTACCTGCGTAGCACCATCTTCGCCAGCTTCCCGGACGCGGCCACCTCCGGCACGCTCGGGAACAACATCTCGACGACCGGCGTGTACCCCGACGTGTACCCGGTTCTGATCATCGCGAAAGACGCGTACGGCATCGTGCCTCTCAAGGGCAAGGACAGCCTGAGCATCATCGTGAAGAACCCCGGCAGCTCCGGCTCCGCCGACCCGCTGAACCAGCGTGGCACGGCCGGCTGGAAGACCATGCAGACTTGCGTCATCCTCAACGACGCCTGGATGGTCCGCCTCGAGGTCTCGGCCACCAACTAATCGGTGAGGGGAGGGTGACCCCCTCCCCCCGCTGGACCCACATTCAACAGGAGACATTCAAATGGCAGCTGTAGACCAAACCGCCCTGGAAGTTCAGAACGATCTTCCCGGTTTCGTGCACAAAGCCCAAGGCTACGTCGGTTCCCCGGACGCGTCCGATACCTTCACCGCCGCGGACATCACTCTCACGCTGGGCTTCAAAGTCCGGTACTTCTGCATCATCAACGTCACGGACGGCATCAAGCTGGAGTGGTACGAAGGCATGAACTACGGCGACTACCTTCAGTCGCTCCGTACCGGCCCGACGGCGATGACGCTCGAGACCGACAACGCGATCGAAGTGAACCAGCTCGACGCCGACGGCAACGCGCAAGAAGGCGTGGTGTTCATCGACGCCAGCGTGGCCGACGCGATCACCAGCAACGACTTCTCAGTGTGGTACGCCCGCGGTTAACTAGACCGTAGGTGTAGCAGGACCCATAGGGGCGGCCGTAAAAACGCCGCCCCTTTCCCGTATCGGAG